ATCTGCGCCGCCGCCAGCTAAACTGAGCTGCTTGCTGTCGGAACCAGATGCGGTATTCATACGTAGAACAGTTGTATTTTGCGTTGCTCCTGAAAAAAGCAAGTTCCCGCTGGCATCGATGCGCATGGCCTCGCCAATTCCCGTCTTAAACACGAGGTCTGCCGCAGTTGATCCTGTCGCTATTCCGCTTCCGATAGACCCCCAGTTGGTACGATCTTCATTATAAAAACGCAGGCCATAGGAGGCATTGTAGGCAACCGCAACTTCACCGCGCACATCTAATTTTACGCCAGGCAAGCTAGTGCCCAGACCCACGTTCCCGTTGGACTCGATGGTCATAGCGCGAGTGTTGTTAGTATTAAAGCCCATATTATGGTTTGACTGCGTGTTTATGATGAACTCAGTTGACCCGCCAGCGTAAAGCAGCGCCTTGACAACACTGTCCGCACCTTGGAGTTGAAGCGCACCTATGCCCGAACCGCTTGCGCCCTTGACTTCCAGCGTGTTCGCAGTTGCCCCGTAATCTGTGGGCGAACTCGTACCAATCCCCACGTTGTTTGAGGCATCGATGGTCATAGCAACAGTACCGCCAGCGCCAAACTTTAAAGTATCTCCTGCGTGTGTGTACTGGATGAACCCACGATACGCTTCATCGCCTGTTGTGCCGTCAGCAAAAGCTATTGTGCCGTCACCAGTTGTGCCAGTCACGATAGTTACGCCAGTGTGTGCACCTCCGTCTACAACCAAGTCGTTGAAGTTGGTGTTATAAGATGACATTGTGGATGAGCCAATACCCACGAGGCCGCTGGCATCGATGACCATACGTGTTGTTGGTGAGGTAGAGCCACTGGGAGACGTGTCAAACTCAATATAACCGCCATCAGCACCAGTTGCTGTTTGTTCAATTTTTATCTGACCTAAAATGCCTCTATTACTAGAGCCTATGTATCGACCTCCTGCTGTCGCAACATCAAGACTCTGCTTAGAGGTAATGTGACCATTTGCGCCAAGCGTAACTACGCCACCAGAAGGATTAGCCGTGACCGTACCCGTGACATCGATGCCTGTGGCTGTGGTGGCTAGTTTGGCTGCGTTGTCGTGGTACAGAGTTACAGCGCCATTTGGCAACGCTGCAAACATTGTTTCGCTGAGGGACGCTTGCATAACAATGCCATTACCATTTGTGCTGAGATACATGTTTCCTGTACCAGCATCGACAATGTAGGAATGACTAGCATCATGATAAATCTGTAGGTCGCTGCCAGCGCCAAAGATGGCTTTAGTGTTATCACCAAAGGTTACGTCTGATGCAGGGTTAGTCCCCAGTTCAAGAACAGTACCACCTGAGTCTTCCGTGTACAGTCTCTTGTTAGTTAAGTCTACGGCAAGCTCTCCAGCTACCAAATCGGAGGCTGTGGGAGCACCTGAGCCGCTTTTAGTTACAATTGTTGTAGCCATTGTTTAATTCCCTTGTTAGTAAGTGCCGCCTGAGAGCGTACCAGTTGTCATGTTGTCTGCGTTTAAAGTTGAGTTTGATTGTAGTGCTGAGTCAGCTAAAGTGCCTTGTGCTGCTGTAGCGTAGGCAGAAGTAGCAGTAGTAGCCGCTGTGCCTAAGCCTAATGTGCCTCTAGCAGTTGCTGCGTCTGCGTCATCAATTAAGGATGCGCCATAAACTGTAATGGTAGACGAAGCTACTGCATCGGTAATACCGTAGCCAGCCAGTGTAGTCGGTGTGGCGCTAATCTCAGCAAAGGTTAAACCAGAACCTGCGTCAATCCAAGCAGCACCGTCGTAAACCCTCATGACGTCTGTGGTTGAATTATAGTACAACGCACCAGTGACTAAAGCGTCACCGTCGTTGTCCACAGTTGGGTCAGAGGTCTTAGAACCTAAGTACCTATCGTCAAAAGAGTCTAGGGCTGCTGCTGCTGACGCTGCGCTGCTTGCTGCCGCTGACGCACTGTTAGATGCGTTGGTTGCAGAGGCTGAAGCGTTGTCCGCTGAGTTAGAAGAATTAGTTGCAAACGTCGAAGAATTGTCCCTAGCGGTTTCAGCAGCAGTTTTGGCAGTCTCTGCGTCAGCCTTAGCAGACTCTGAGGCAGTCTGTGCTGCTTCTGCGGCGGTTTTTGCGGCTTGAGATTTAGCATTGTAGTGTAGTGCAGAGTATCCAGTAGTTGTTGTGTCTGCCAGTGTGTACTGGGTGTCTTCCGCTGTTACTGCTAACTTCGACGCATCTGCGGCACTGTCAGAGGCTTCAGACGCTTTTGTAGTTGCTGTAGAAGCAGAACCAGAAGCTGTTGAAGCAGAGCTTACTGATGTGTCTTTAGCAGCTTCAGAAGCAGCTTGTGCTGTCTCAGAAGCGCCTTGAGCAACAACTGAAGCATCTTTGGCAGCTTCAGAAGCAGCTTGAGCAACAACAGAAGCGTCTTTAGCTACGACTGAAGCGTCTTTAGCAACAACTGAAGCATCTTTAGCTACTACTGCGGCTGCTCGTGCCGTGTCTGCGTCTGTGGCTGAACTAGCAGCCTCGTTTGCTTTAGTTGAAGCAGTCGCTGCATCGGTCCCAACTTGGGACGCTACAGCATCTGTAGTTGCGTCACCAGTACCTCCAGTACCTCTAAAGATACCCATAGACTGCTCCAGCTAAAGAAAACAAAAGAAAAGAAAAAAGGGGGCCTAAGCGACCCCCATAGAGTTCGTTACTCAGCAATAGCGAGAACGAAACCAGCTTCAGGACGATACACCTGAACACCGTACAGACAATCAGCCGTGTACAGAGTTGACAAGTATTCCTGCTTGTACTGGGTTTGTGAACGTACTGACTGCTGCTCTGCAAGGACAATAGCGTCTTTGTGGAACAACAAAGCACCACGAACTGCAATAGCAGTGTCCGTTGCTACTTCTCCTACAGCTTCGATAGTAGCACAGTTAGCAGACACATAAACGTCTACGCCGTACAAGTTACCGATAAGCCCTGAGTTTACAGTGCTACCAGATACGAAGTCAGAAGACACGTATCGGTCGATACCCATGATCGTGTTACGGACAGAAGGTGGGATAATAAGTACGCGACTTTCCATCGGTACGTTATTGTCGTCCATCTTCTGAATCATGTTACGGAAGAAGGCATCAGTAAACACGTCAGCAGCAACCATTGTGTCGTCAGTGTACTGAGTCGTAACGCCGCCGTCATTGAAGAAAGCACCAGTGTGTTCGTAGTCCGTAGCAGCTACTGAGCCAGAGAATACTACTGCACCACCGCCGCCAAAACCAGTACCACAAGAGTGGAGGTCTGCATCAATTTTGGTAGCCAGAGCGTAACCAGCGTCTTCAGTGTAAAACTGACGTAAGCTGTTTAAAGCTTGTACTTCAACGATGTCTTCAATGAGACGTGAGTACTCAAAGTGTCGATCAATGTCAACAGTCAGTTCGCCTTCGGTGTTAGCAATGATAGTAACTGCCGTATCAGCAGCCTTAGCATTTGCGTCGCCACGTACGGGCTTAGGGATGTGAAGCTTGTCACCTTTCTTGCCACTCATAGCGAGCTTTTTGACAAGAGGAGCCATCTTCAGGTTCTTTTGGTAAGCAGCGATAATCTCGTCACTCCAGATTTCTGGAATAAAAGTATCTGCTGCGGCTTTGTTTACAATGGAACCTCCACCAACGGTTCCGGGATAAGCTTGGATAGCCATGTCAATCTCCTTTTAGATTATTTGACTCGACCCTCCGCGTACGCTCTAAAGATTTCCTCTGATAAAGCTTGATAACGCTCTGGGTCTGTTTTCATTAGTTTAATAATGTCGGCCCTACGATATACTTTCCTACGACTAGCCTCACCACTACCCTGCATGTTACCCGTATTAGCTGCCTTAATTTGTTGCTTACGTGCCTGTTTCTCAACTTTCACGGTTTGTTCTGCTACTGTCTTACGCTCTTTCCAGAGTGAAAACAGCTCATCAGCAGCTTCAGCATTAAATTGTTGGTCAGCTTCTACGAACAACTGAGTCCTAATCTTTGAAGCTTTAATCCACTCAGCAAACTTAGGGTCCTTAAGGATACCCTGCATGTCTGGATGCTTGTTATTAAGCGTTGCCAGAGATGATTGTTTTTTGTAGTGAGCAGAGTACTCCTGCGCTTCTTTAATCTTAGGATGGTTCTCAATAGCACGATTAACGGCTGCTTGAGGGTCCGTAAAATAGTCAATATCGTCTTCAGGCTCAACGTACTGTTGAGGTGCTGGTTGCTGCGGTTGACTGCCAATGTAGTCATCCACAACCTTACGAAGCTCTCCTACTTCAGAGGATTGACGACCTAGGAGCTTCTCAGCTTCTTGGTGCATCTGCACGACTTCTTCTAAAGACTTGCCTTGGTATTTCTCTGGTACTGTAGGTTCTTCTTGAGGTTGCTCAACAAAGTCTTCTTGTTGAATCTCTTGTGCTTCGTTTTCTTCGGTGTCTTCCACAGTTTCCTCTTCAGGCTGCGAATCTACCATTGTCGCTCTAGACATAATTAAACTCCGTGAACTTAGTCATTATGGAGATTGAGGTTTTCTACCTGCTTGTTCGTGTTCCTTTACCCACTTCATGTGTCTACCGGGGAAGTCCCCAGAGTGTCCATCAAGTATAAAAGGCGGGGCAGACAGCATTTTTGTAGCACCAGCACCACATTTGCACCTACTCGTAGTGTCGCTGGAGTCTACAAATTTTTCATATACGTGTCCGTTTTCACAACGAAAGTCGTATACTTTAATCATCTACTTCTTCTTCTTCTGCTTGCTCTCTGGACACTGTAATAGTGTTCTCCAGATTAATCACAGAAGCTAAGGCAGCAACTTGCCCCTTACGAAATAAGAAGTCTTCAGTATCCTTGACTGTCTGAATGTCAGCCAAGGTAATTGCATTGTTAGAAAGCTCTTGAATGAGTTGTTTGAAACCTTCGTGATTGAAGAGTTCGTTGTAGTTGTTAAAATAAGTTTCAAGCTCAGGCTTCATAAGTTCTCTTTAGTTGATACTATAGTTAATAGTATAGCATATTTTTAGGTTAAAGTCAAGAAGTATTTAGTAGCCTTTTTTCATTGGCTTCTTCTTCTTTTTAGCTGCTTTCTTAGCTGCTGCTACTCCAGTTTTGGTGTACGGGTATTTAACCCCTCCGACTTTAGGCATTACTTTTTTCTCCCTTTGGTTGTTTTGGCTGCTTGTTTGAAGGCTTTTGCACTGGGTGCACCTTTGGAACCCGGTTTACGCATCTTCTCCTTACTACCTGCTGCAATGCGCTTACGTTTTGCGTGGATATTATCATATAGACCTGCCACTACCATTTCTCCTTGTTGGCCCAGTAGGCTGCTGACATCTTACCTTTTGCAATATTCTTAGCATGACGAGCTTTAAATGATTTGCGTCTGGCTTTCTCTTTCTCAGACTTAGGGGCTTTACCTGCACCACTAACTCCTTGCTGTCCAAACCTAATGGTCTTAACTTCGTCACCTTCTTTGGCAACTACTACGTGCGACTTAGTAGGGTGGCTAGGAGTCCTCTTTGGCTGATTGTAGCCGCTTACTCCCGCCCTTTCCAGCCTTGGGTCCTTCTCCTTTGGCATTACTCCATTCCTCCATTTTGCGTTCTAATTCCTCTAGGCGGCTCCATTGGGGCTGGAGGTGTTTCTTGACTTGGTCTAGGAGAATTGTTAGTTCTTTGTCCGTTAGCATTTTCTTTACCTTTGATTTGTCTTTCTTTTAAAAGAGTCTCTGCAACGCGCATACGTCTTTCAAACTCTTTGTCGTCTTGGTCGCCTTCACGCAAGTTTCTTGTAACTGCGCTAATACGATCAATCTCTAGCTCCATAGGCACTGCCTGCGCTTCAGCAGCCAGCTTAGTAGCCCTTGCAGCAGACTCTTGAGCCTGAGCCGCTAGAGCCGCTGTCTGGGACTGCTGGAACTGCATCTGTGCTTGCTGTGCTGCCTGTGCCATCTGCTGTGCTTCTGGGTTAGGCTGCGTAGCTTTCTGCATAGCTGCAAGGAGTTCTTCACGGTTAGACAAGTTCATGTTGTCAATAATGGACTGAATCAGTGTGTTGTACAACGGAGAGTCTTTTTCCATAGTCTGTAGTAGTTGTACAAGCTGAGTCACTTCGTACTCTCTAGCCATGATACCCAAAGTACTACTTGCGTTGAACTTGTAGTCAGAAACAGGATAGTTCTCAGGGTCAAACTGCATGTAACGATAGGCTGCTTTCTTGACAAAAGGAATTAAGAAAGCCTGCTGGAAGTTAATTAGAGTACGTTTATGCCTTTTAATAATAGCACCGAGAGACATACTAATGCCAGAAGCCGTAGCTTCTCCATTAATTGAACCCGCGATTCCAGCAGAGTCAACCGCACCAGTAGCTTGTTGTACCATCTGCTGTAGAGCACCCGCCTGAGCAAACGTGATTTGACTAACTTGTCCAAAGTTAAACGGTTGTAAAATTTCACGCGGGTCTCCACTGGTTAGAATCATCTTGCCCGGACGTACTTCTGGTTTAGCACCTCGTGGCATCCTAGTGGCGTCTACAGCCAACATAGGATGAGTCGTGAGGCTCAGAGCGTCGATCCTAGCGCGTAACTCAGCGTCAAGGGCCTTCTGTGAGTTGTAACCCTTCTCACACACACCACGACCCCAGAACCTAGAGGGAACTACGTCCCAAGGGAAGGCTACGATAGGTCTGTCCTGCATCATGTAAGGGTTAGCCTCGGCTTTCAACAAGACACCACCATTGGCAACTACTACGACTGCTTCTACGTACTTTGACTTGCTTTTGGAGTCTTCGACTAACTCTACTTCTTCTACTTCATCGTCGTCACTGTCGTCTTCGTCATCCTTAAAGGCGTTGTCAAGCAGTTCTCTGGGGACTAAACCGTAGTACTTAGTGAGACGTACTTTGTCGTCAGTGTACATGGTTAAGTCTTGGTCAGGCTCTAAGTTAGAGTCAGGAGCAGCAATACCTACGCGAACGTCTCTGTAGACCCCTTGTTCCTGTAGCATCTCTACTTGGTGTAAACTTACGAACTCATCTACGGCAACACCCATAGCGTCGTCTACGCTTGTTGCCACAGGGTCAATAAGGAAGTTCTGAGGCATCACAGGCTTAAGTTTTACCTTGACACGCTCAGTAATGTTGACACCGACTGCGGTTAAGTCACCACCCATGATAGGCTGTGTAGCCGGGGCCATCTCTTTCATTTCTTCGATGACAATCTCGCCTACACCTGTGCCAAACACAGCAGCATTAATGAGACACTCTGCTACTGCCTTACGGACCTTACAGTCCTCAAAGTCTTCTGTCAACTTGTTTCTCAAGAACAACACGTCTTGACGCTCTGTGTCACCCATGTTGTCAGCTATGTCGAACCACTTGCCTCGACCAAAAGTAGCTTCCTCAAGTTCTGCTACGTTAGACTCCACAGCTTGCTGTAGAGCAGGGGCAATGATACGGCTTCTTTCTGACTTACGCTCAGAGTCAGCAGGGTCCCAGATGCCTCTCCAGAGCCTGTAGTACTCATCAAAACGTGCTTCGTAGTTTGACTCGTAGTTGTCACGCC